GCAAGTGTGATGGACCTGTCGATACCAATGTATATGAGATGATCCTGTACAATGCTGAATCTATGCAACCAATTTCAGGTGCTGATCGTGTAAATTACGACCAGTTCATGGATATGTGTTGTGATGCGGCTTTACAGAAACAGAGACGTTCTGCTTCCATCAATCATCACCTCTCTACTCGTATTGACGAGGAGCGTTTCAGAATGATTCGCGCACGCTTGGAGGCCTGTATTCCTGCAAGCTTCCAATGTAATGCACCCCGTTTGTACTCAAATCCATTCGCCCACGGTCCTAGTGACTTTGAGGTGGATGCGGCTAGGCGCATGTGGGAAGAGTTTGAGAGTGTCCATTTTGGAGAAAGTGATTCGTTCATTTACAACGAGTACACGTATTCTCTTTGTTACGCAGACGTCCTTCTATACATCGTATACAGTCAGATGCCACGCGGCAAATATTACCGCGTCGTTTCTTTCGGCAATCGACATCACATTACACGTGTCCGACACGTTAGTGCTAGGCTTGAAGTCAAGTTTGACAGTAGTAGAATCGATTTGACAGATCCTGCCACTCACACCCGACTCGATGTAAACTTTAATGGTCAAACCATTAGTTGTTTCCCGGCTATTCCAACCGCCGAGGAGGCATGTGATTCAACAATTCCCACTTTCGCTGAATGTGCTATTGCACTAAAGTGTCATCGGGATAGTGTTGTCCGCCAGATTAAACAACTTGCATCATTCAAGAACTTTTTGCTCTTGGCGGGTGTAGTGTTGGCCGGTCTCGGCATTTGGAAATTATTTTCCAAATCCGAAAAGAAATCCCGAGTGATGAACTGGGAGGCTAGCCAATCTGGAGATGAGGTTACAACTCGCGGTAAGAAGATTCGCGTTGAAGGGCTGTGTCCCTGTCTGCGTGGAACCAAACGTGGTTGCGATTATGGCTGTTATGACGTCAGTGAGGATGTCGCTGCAGCATCGCGTGCTCACCTAACCAAATCCAGAGTTGTTCGTAATGAATTCTTCTGGAGCGGACCATGTAAACCACATGGTATACCCAGTGGTTACTGCCCGGATTGCGATAATGCCTGTATTCATGGCAATGTACGCGATTTTTGCTACATTTGTGATCCAACATGGCAGACGCGCTTTGAGGCCGTCCAGTCCGGTGATGAGGTAACTGGCAAAGGTAAACGCATACGTGTTGAAGGACAGGTTGGATCAGAATTTTTCTGGTCCAAACCGTGTAAGCCTCACGCCATTCCTGCTGGCTTTTGCCCGGAATGCGATAATGCTTGTGTTCATGGCAATGTAATTAATTTTTGTTACATTTGCGATCCAGAATGGATGGTGAAATTGGGGTGCACCGATAAGGTATCACCCCTGGCAGCGTCTCTTGCCGTCGAGGCCACATCCTCTGCCGATTCACTCACTCGAAAGAGTAAATCCATCAAGAGTGAAGCTACTTCTTCTGCAGATGCACTGACTCGTAAGAGCAAGACGATCAAAACGGAGGCAACGCTTGACACGGCTGTGTTAAAAGCGCCAACTCTCGCTAACTTCCAAGCGTGGCGGGATTGTACGGCACAGGATTTAATATCCACTAGAATTCTTTCGAATCTGTACCGTATTACCCGCGTTCGTGGTGATCTACCATGTCTCAACGGACTTTTTATCCGTGATACATTGATGATGGTCCCTAAACACTTAGAATTGGTGTTGGAGACTACTGATTCCATTAAGATCGAAAATATCTATGGTTCAGAGTTTGTCATACCTCTTTCTGAGTGTCGTCTCATAACGATTGCAGACGCTCTTGGTAATGAAAAGGATGCTATGTTGATCCAGTTCCCTAGGCAAATAAATGCCCATGCGGATCTGGTGAAACACTTCCAAACTATGCCAGAGTTGTCTCACAAGTCGGCTTATGTTACACTGGCCACGCTCCGTCATATACGCGAGGAGCCCACCCTTTTGCTCTTAGGCAACACCATGGCCAAGTTTACCAGCATTACACTGGACACTGAACAAGGTAAACGCCATATTCGAGATTGTATCGAGTATAATCTCAATACGATGAATGGTGATTGTGGATCACCTGTAGTTTGTAACGACAATTCATTTGTTCGTAAAATTGCAGGTATCCATATTGCCGCATCGAATGATGGATCGTCCGCTTTTGGACAGTCCATAACCCAAGCTGATCTCACCAGAACTATCGCCAGATTTAAGAACGTTATCGTTTCAGATCTGGATACACTAGCAAATTTACAGCTAGCTTCTCCTGATCATCAGCTGACTGCCAACGTTGAATACACACGTAGTGGCGTTAAGTCGTTGTTTGGTATGGCTGCTAATACTTTCTATTATATTGGAAAGTGCGCGAAAGCCGTTTTTACACCTAACAAATCTGACATCCGCCCCTCTGTGGTACAATGTATGGTAACTAATACCATCACCAAACCTGCTGTCCTTTTTGACAAGAAGGTTAACATCATGAAGAAGAACTTGGAGAAATGTGGGATTAATACCCCCTTTATCCCAACTTCTGAAGTGAAACGAGCTGCTGATGAATACAAGGTTCTGCTTATGCAGAATCCGAATGAGTCTCTGCGTCGAGTTTTGACGTATGAGGAATCAATTTCAGGCAACACCCTGAGTTCTTTTATCTCAGGCATCTCACGCTCAACATCCCCTGGTTATCCCTGGGGCTTTGAAAAAGCTCCGGGTAAGCCAGGTAAAACCACTTGGTTTGGATGTGATGATTACACCTATGACGAAGGCGTTAAAGTCCGCGTTGAGGAGATGGCAAAATTGGCAAAAC